GATTTAAAGCGCTGTCTCAGGTCTTTGTGGGATTGTCCTTAATTCCTGAGTATTTAACAGTAACTTGCCGCTGGTGAAATGCATCCATTTGTTCTTTTGCATATCACCTGCGGTACTTTTATGCCCCATCCATGCCCCATTGCCCCATCACACCACACCGTCATCCTGCAACGCACTGTTGATGAAGTACGTCACCCGCCCCATCACCTCAACTTCCTCCGCCGCTTCCCCCTCGATCGCTTCACCATCATCTGTGATCAATGCCCTACCCATTACCCGGGCAAACTGAGTCCGGCCGCCGGACAAAATCAGCAGCACCTGATTCTGTACCAGCCTGGTGCACGGTTCGATAACGGCAAATCCGGACGACGTTTCCAGGATGCGGCTGGTATTCGTTATGCACATGCTGGCCGGTGAAAAACGTTGCTCTACGTAATCGCCAGCCGGTGAGGGGAACCCCATGATCTGCACTCCTTTTTACTGTTTTTATATACAGTAGTTTTAAAGGAGATGCAGATCAATGCGGCGGCGCCTATCAATACCTCCGCCAGGAATTAAAGTGTGGCTACGAAATAAACGACAGCGCATGCCAGCACCGGTACAAACCAGTCGAGCAGACTGGGCAGATTCCATGCGCGCCAGGAGAACCCTCCCCACCACGGCATATTGGCGCGCTTCCCTGCGCCGAACTGTGCAATCCAGCGATACTCTGCCTGAGTGTGCTCGCGGGCGATAAACCACATGCAGCCTATCGCACCGCCAGCGCCCCACATGCCCGATATGATGCCTATCAAAATCTGTATGGCAATTGCTGCGAACGCATGAAGCGCTGGAGATATATCCATCATGAAATCACCGCCAACTTACGTAGCGTCCCTGCAGCATCCTTGATTGTGATGTATCCCGTCACAGGTGCGTCAGCGTTGGCGGTTAGCGTACCGAAACGCACCGCTCCCCCCCCTTTAGCCTGCAGTGCCAGGTCAATATCCGCTGCCGAACCTTCTGCACGGAGCACAGGCCTCACGCCATTTTGAACCCCGAGATACGAAGAGGGCCCTTTCGACACTGCCAGAACTTGCCCACCGTCCGTCGTTTCTTCATAAAGCGTGTAATTAAAGATCTTGGAACCTGGAGTGCCGCTGATAGCGCTTCCGTCAGTTGTAAAGACGATCCCCACGAACCTGAGTATGTCGTAAAGATTCAGCCCTGCGGAAGCCCTGCAACGCAACTCACCCGTTAAGATCATGGTCGCGCATTGACTAAACAGCATGGTCGAACCTAAGCGCCCTGATATTCGAATGTCTGCCTGGGCGATATTCAGCGATCCGGTCGTTATTCCCCCTGCCTCATTAACCATCCTGAATACTGATATGCTGGCATGAGGGGTATTGGTAATAAGTCGGAAGCCAACAATCCCTGAACTGGCGCCATCGGGCACGATAAACGTAACGACGTAATCGACACCTGTCCCCTGAGACGTTTCGAATAATCCCTCAACTGAAAGATTCACGTTGCGCTGAGCTGATGACTGATAAACTTCGATGTTGGATCTATCGAAAGCCAGGAAATAGCACCCAGAATCAAATGCAAAATCGGAGGAGTATCGTAAATATGCCGGACAACCGCCGCCATAATGCCTGAAGTGACAACCATAATATTTATTGTTCGTAAACGAAACTGGAACCCCTGCTGTTCGCAATGCCGTATAATCCGACTTAATTCTGACAGCCAGCTTGGTATAAGTTCCGTCAATTACGGCTGCGTAAGTATCAGGGTCGGTATTGGTCTGTGCAAAATAACAGTTCCAGAAATATGATGTCTCGCTGCCAATATTGACATAAGGAGCAACAGAGAAACTGCCCATGATTTTTAAGTCGCGGAAATTATTATTACCGCAGGTGTTTGTGCCGTCCGGGCCTATCAGAAGGCCGCAGGTTGGGACCGTGCTTCCCGACTGCGTTGACTCGATATAGCCACCTTCGATATGGAGGCCTCGCACATTGGTCGCATCAATAACCGCCTTGCCGCCAGTTCCCGGACCTGCTATTAATTTTGCTCCTCGCATGTCTACGAAGATATTCCATGCAACAAGTCCAGTCCAGTTAATGCTTGAGTTAATATAATACTCACCTGGCGGGATAGTGATCGTGATGCACACATTTGGCATATTTACCGTGTCATCGTCGAGAGACTGTTTTACATGCTCCCATATCGAATTAAACGCTCCAGCATCATCATCCTTCCCATTCCTCCTGGCGCCCCATCCTCGTACATCATTATTATCTCTCCAGCGTGCAATTTGTAATTCAGGATACTTTTCCGCTCCATCTGGATCTGATATTTGCTGCCTGAGTTGCGCATCTGCCACGCTAACAAAATGTGTGGAGTCGGAAACCCACGACGTCGCATCATTTCCTGAAGTCGTAAATGGCGGATTGGTTGCCGCATTAAGTTTCCAGAGTTCGCCTTTATACCGAATGAGTTTATTATATTCATCAATCGTTAAAGGACCGTCGGTGTACTCGCCAATAACATCATAGCCCGAGCTCTGAATGAAAATATCGAAGCGCTGCTCCTGCGCCAGAATTTGCGCATCAAGTATCTGCTTCTGTGTCAGAATTTGCGCGTCAAGCTTCTGCTTTTGATACATCATTTGTGCATCAAGTTTCTGCTTTTGATCTAATAGCTGTGCGCTAAAATCCTGCTCAGCACCCCACAAGGTTTTTCTGCTTCTGCCGAATCGATCAGTCCAGATTGCCCTGGTGATGTCGTTCAACGCGAAGTCAAGATTCTGCGAATTATCTAAAAAATCTTTTGGATCCATCGACCCTAATGGATTATTAGTAGCGTATTTAGTCATGCTCGCTCCGGGCATAAAAAAACCCGCCGAAGCGGGTCAGATAATGTTGAATTGCTGTTAAGCAACGTCACCTGGATATGTGGCGTCGTCATAGGCATATTTGCCAGGGTGATACTGAATGGCTGTTACCTGACTGATACCGTCGTTACCCGGAGATATTTCCCCAACCAGTGCGTCATATGGCACACGTACAGATGAGCAGAACAGCAGGCGCGGCGGCTCAATGTACGGGTCATTCATCGCCCACAGCTCGGGCTCCAGCGCGGCGCTGTAAGGAACCGATATGGTGAAGTCGTCAATGCGTGTCGGCACAACCATTGCCGAAGCCCGGCCATCCTGATGGCGGATAATCACGCGCGGGCCCTGGAACGACCAGTCCGGTGCTTCACTGAGCGTCACGGTGATTTTGCTACTGTCATACGTCATATCGGTAATCAGGCAGCTCAACTGCTGACCGCCAGGGATATCGTCGGCCATAACAATACGATCCATGAACTCGTAGCAGAGCGCATCCATTTCCGTTGAGGTGGTGTGCTGCAGGCGCTGCAGCTGGTAGCCCAGCAACCGGCGCATGCCGATGCGGTAAGCGCGGTCCTCATCAAGCACACCATCAAGCGTGTAGCTCTCTATTTTCAGCGGCGTAGGGTTGCCAGGCAGGCGGCACTGCACGGTTTCCTCTGCCCAGGTCGTGCCATTGATGTAGGTCACATCCACGGCGTCATAGTCGTCCTGCGACGGGGCCTTAAACGCGGTCTGCAATTCTTCGGTGGTTTCCTGCGGAGTAATCATGCCGACCCAGGGTTTAATGCCTTCCCTGCCGGCAGAAGCAAGCCCATCAGACAGCAGGAAATAGCCCATCCCGGCGCTGGTGATTTTCTGCAGTACCTCAAGCGCTGATTTGCTCTCACCGCTCGCCCAGTCGAACTTCTCACCGCGGGGAGTCCAGTAGGTTTGCTCCAGCGCGTCGATTGCCGCCATATCAATCTGGCTGGCCGTGAACCCCAGCGACTCCAGGACGTGGTAAAGCGCGCCGCTGATGCTCCGCGCCGTTCTGCCGCCGCTGTAAATCCGGGTTGGTGTGACGCTTACCCGGCGATCGGACATAGCCGCCAGGCGGTTACCTGTCCGCACAGTCAGCGCCATTGTAGTGACGCCATCATATTTGACGGGACGCCTGGTCAGCCTGGAGCGCAGCGCCTGCCAGAACGCCTGATCACGCGTACTCCCGCCTTTTACAGGCATGGTCCGGCGCATGCGGATCTCATATTGACCGGGCGACACGTTGTAACGTTGAGTGAACCCGATCTGGTTTTCAGTGGTGCGAGAAAAGGTTTTGGATTGCTGCTGCCAGTTAGATGAACCGACCTTGCGATACTGGATTATCACACTCACCGCCATTGAGCGCCGGTTACCCTTGTCGGTATATCGAATAAGGCCGCTCTGGAAGTTGATGTTCACCTCGAATGCGTCCAGTGTTTCACCGTCCGGGCAGGCAAGGAACGGGCCAACCCATTCGTAATCGTCGCTGACACCCGTCACGGTCGCATCCAGCAGCGTGCGCTCATTGAAGCCAGGCCAGGATGGATCCGGCGTGGTAATGACATCACCGCCAGGTCCGGTGGTGACTGCAATCCTCTCAACCGTGACCGTCTGGCTGTCCACATCGGTGATCCGGAACTGATTCCCGGCCAGACCCAGAGAAAAGCGCTGAATGCCCTCCGGCAGACCGGTGAATGGCGTGCCAGTGGCGCTATTGTAAGCCAGGGTAATGTGCGCCCTCACTTCCGCTGTGCCGCCAGTTGATTTCACGCCTGCCGTGTTAACCGGGGCATCACCAAACGCAGCAACGGGCAACGGACTGTTAGTGATGGAACCACCAGCATAAGGGCTGCTGGCCTCACCGATTTCAAGCCGTCCACTGTTATCGCGCGCGACCAGGCCGGAACCAGAGAGTTGAGAGGTGATCGAAGAAACCAGGCCTGACATGGTGACATAGTTGGTCACCAGCGATACCGGGTAAGTCGTGCCCTGCCATCTGATGCTGAACGTCACAGGCGTGCTGCTGAAATCGTAGGTCGTCGGCGCGGCACTCGCGGTGATGCTGGCGGCGCTACCGCCCACACCCGGCACCGGCGGAACTCCCGGGGCGTAGCTGGCGATCACAAGGTCGTAGTCGTTGCCGTTATAGTTGAGGGACACCGGCAGACCAACGGAAGGAGCCAGCTCCTCTACCCCGCCATAAATCACGCTGTAACCGCCGGACGACACAACTGTGTAAGAGTTTGGGGCCAGCACGGTTATAACCGTTCCAACCGTCCACGACGGCGGGATCTCCTCATCGCCAGACGACGATACGTCAACCAGCGTGATGGAGTTCCCGGACACGACCAGCGCATCCGCGATAATACTGACCGTCTCCGGGCCGCTTGAGCCAAGGTCCAGCCCGGCGGTACCGGAACCGGTATTCCCTACCTCTGGTGAGTTAAACCAGTTTTCGGTACGCGTGTCGCCGGATACTATCGCACCTGGCGGGTAGAGAGTGTAACGCACGTCGGTACCGAACGCGGAGATCGGTGTGTTTCCGATCCGGATATCGGACTGGTTAATCACCATATCGCCGACACCCACGCACAGGAACATGCTGGTTTCCATGCTGGTCTCATTGACGAACCGGCTCACCGGCTGCACGACGTAATCAGGCCAGACGCGATATTTACCGAAGATTTCCCGGATGGGGTCACCCAGTTTCGCCGCATTCGCTTTGGCCGGGTTGAGGTCAATCTGGTCGCCGCTGGCTGCCTGGGCACCGCCGCCGCCTGCCTGCGACATTGTGCTCATCATGTAGATGCTGTACGCAGCAGAGGCGACGGCTACGCTGACGGCAACCCAGATCGCGATTTCTGCGCCGGTACCGTATGGCACCGGATACATCCTGACGTCGGTTTCTCGCTTGATAACGCACAATGGCCACTCTGACGCCGGGACGGGAACACCGTCAATTTCAACCGCAACCGGGTGCTGCTGATCCGGTGCCCAGCCCTTCACGTTCCGCGAAAACCAGGCGCTGAGGGTCATCGTTTCATGTTCGTGCTTTTCCAGCGGTTCGCCCGGTAGCCGGGATGGATAGATTCGGATCGTCACTGGTAATACTCCACGCGAACAAAGCGGCGCGCAAACCGCGCCAGCGGCAGAAAGGTTACGTTGGTGCGCGGATTGCACTCTGCGGCACGCAACTGGCCGTCAATCTCGACCACGATGGCAACGTGTGTCACCACAGAGCCGGAATAACAGGCGATACCCGCGCCCGGGGCCGGTTCACATCGCGTCAGGTCCGCCATCAGCCCCCGCGCCGACCGGTCGAGGCCGTTATCATCCTTCGTAACTCCGGCGAAATCAGGCCACGGCGCCAGGCCCAGATCGCGCCTGATTTCGTTGACGATGCCAAAACAGTCCAGCGCGGGGTAAGCGCGTCCGCCCTTCTGCCACTCGACAGAACGGTATTTATCAGGGTTAAACCGACCGGCTTTGCAGGATGAATTCACTTTTGAGGCGCTGGATAAGCTCATCATTTGACTCCTTAATCATCTTCTCTGCCTCTGATCTGGTGATGAGATCGGGCTGGTTGTGGCATTCATGGTGGATATCGAGAGGATGCGCTGACGCCAGCGGGTTGCCGGTGTTGTATTTGTCCATAATGATTTCCTACTGGAGGTAGCGGAGACCGGGGAAGTTTGGCAGCGTGTAACGGTAGCGCGGCCATGCGGTTTTCAGGATATTCAGGAACCCCGCAGTGATCTGAACCTCTGTCGCGTTCCAGTACCCGTCTTTGATCTGCAGGACAATCGGAGGCGACGCAGGGGAACTCAGGTCGGTCGATATGTACTGTCGCATTACCAGCGTGCCGTTGTTCAGGTTAGCCAGGGCGTTCCGTATTGCCGTGGAAACGATGCCGTCTATATTGCTAACGGCGAATTGCAGATCCTGCGTGCCGTCCTTATTCCTGGCTGGCAGCGCGACGGCCATTGCAGCCGCCTGGAATGTCACTGTCGCCCCCGCCTCTGTAACAGCGGTGATATCTTCGAAGTTCTCGACCAGGCAGTAACTCTGGCTTCCGACGTTAATCTGCAGCGTATTGAGGATGATTTCACTACCATCACTGGTGTAAAGCCTGTTTAAGATTGCACTGGTCATGCCTCTGGCCACTCCTTGTTGAGCGCATAATCGATAATGCTCTGCCCGACGATGAGCTCAGGGAAATTACCCCAGCCAGGCGGCAGAATTGGGCGCTCCCACAGCTCTAATATTGCCGTGAACTTCCAGAACCCAAGCGCGTACAGTACCGGGCCGTTGTAAATATCTTTGAACCGGCACACGTAATCACCAACACCCATTGGCGTACGCATGCGCATGTTGAACCACGCTGCGCCGTCAGTAATCACATCCCTGAACCACACCTCAAACAGCTGCGCCTGGGCATCGTTAAACACCCACGAAACAGACGCCTCAGTCGGTACCGAGGTGTATTTTCGACGCTGGCGCGTGCGGCCGGATGTCATGGTGGTTCGCTGGAGCGGGCTTACCGGAGTGAATCCATGCCCGGAACGCTGGGGCATAGGCAGATACTGATGCGGGAAATCAATGGTGCTGCTGATCCCCATGAGAGCTCCTTATGTGATTCGTTGACTGGTGTTGAAGTTGGTAGCGAGAGCGTTGGACAATTTGCCCTTACCGCTGGCGACATCGCTGACGGCCATGGCGTATCCCTGCTGCGCCCCGCGCTTAACTGCGGCCTCGAGCATGGCTTGTTGCTGCGCAGAGTAGTCACCGTTGAGATTGATAATCGGGCTGAAGTTGAACGCCCCGCCACCACCGCCGATGTCCCGATTACTGATGACGCGACCGTTATCGCCGGGGATCATGTACTGGCTGCCATTGCTGGCTTTGAAAATCTCAGGTTTACCACCTTCGCCCACACGGTACATGGAGCTGGCTGATACCGGGCCCCCGTGTTCGCGCCCGCCACCATATGAGATGCTCGCAACGTTCGACAGCAATGACGCTCCAGCAGAGGCGATGGCTGCATAGTTCGCAAGTTTTTGCGCTGGAGTCAGCGCTGTCGGATCAGCCATGGCCTGCATGATTGCGGTATTCAGGCTGAGGGTAGACTGGGCAATCGCAAACGCTTTACTGGCTGCGAACATGACCTGGTACGCCGCGTTACTCTTGCCAGCGGAATCAGCAATTATCGACGCCAGACTATCAAAACCCTGGGACGCAGAGCCCAGAATAGAAAGAACGGATTCTCTTTGCTGATCTGCCTCCGCTTGAGCTATTTGCATGCGTGCGTTTGATGCCTGCAGTTGGATGGCAGTTTTGGCATCTTCGTAAAGCTGGGTGTTTTGCCTATCCAGTTCCTGGTATTTAGCCAGAGCCTCAATTTTTTGCGTTTCTTGGAGATTTATTTGTGCCAGCGGATCCACTGACGCCCCAGTGATGGGGTTAACCGAGGTGTTTCCGGCGGCTATCTCCTGCTTGGCATACTTCTGCCCCTGCTCAGCCTCTTTGCGTTTCTGAATAGAGATAGCCGCCTGCTCGTTTGCCTCCCCAAGCGCCCGCGCTTCCGCCAGTTGCTGCTGAGTTGCTGCACTGCCAAGAGACTGCTCCGCACGAAGTCCCGCCTCCTGGATGCGGCGTTTTTCAACCGACTCAGTCGTTAAATCAGATTGGGCGCGAAGCTTTTCCAGCTTCTGAGCAACAGATTCAGCAGAAGACGCTGATTTTTTCCCTTGCTGCTCACTTTCTTGCTGAGCTTTTTTCCTCGCTTCTTCGGCCTTTTGCAGGTCGTAGTTTTCTCCCGCAAGCTTTCCAGCTGATAAGATCTGATTCTTGTTATCTGTTACTTTGGCGGCTTGCATTTGAGCTTTAACAACGGCTCTTTGTCGCTCATCCTGAATTTTAAGAAGTTCGTTTTGCTCCTCAAGATTGAGGATAAGATTATCGCCCTCTTTCGTGGCCGGAGAAATTTGCAGTGCTTTCGGATCAAAATTCTTCCCTGCCTGATTCGCTCGATTAATTTCATCTGCTGTGTTACCAAACGCTTTGGCGACCGCACCCTGAACTTGCTCGAGAGACCAGGATTTTTCGATGAGTTGATCATGAACTCCCATCGCGGTAAGCATATTGTTGGTTAGTGTTCTGCTAGCTTCCGCTGCCGTGTCTTCAGTTCTGGATAGTTTGTCTTTTGCCGCCTGCAGGTCACGTGTTTTACGCGCCAGTTCATCTGATACTTCAGATTGGCGCTGAGCAAATTCAGTGCCCTGCCCCATTGTATCTGCATATTTTTGCGCTGCAGGAGTGAAACTACGATAACGCGCATTCAGACTGTCTACTTCACTCTGCAGATCTGCAACAACCTCTTTTTGTGCACGGATGGAGGTATTGGCATCAGCTATAGCTCCACGCAGCTGCGTATTGGACATCGCGGTCATGGCTGCATTTAGCTTATCCAGACCATCGGCGAAGGCGATGGCCTCCTCTTTTGCCTGCTGGGCTTTCTGCCAGAAATAGAAGATCGCTCCGGCAGCAAGCATAGCCGCCCCCGCTGGACCACCTATAAGAGCAAGTGCTCCACGAGCCATTCCAATACCTACTGACGCTGCGCGGGCAGCCGTCGCTGCGCGGGCAGATGCCGCAGCCTGGGCAGTTTCAGCCTCGGCAAGAGCAAGAGATGCGGTAGTGGCACGAGTTTTTGCAGCTATTAGGGCATCAAGCGCTAACATCTCTGCAGCGCTACCTTTTGCCACGTCATATTCAGCTTGGGCCAGCGCAAGAGAAGAAAGAGCAGCCTCTTTATCAGCAAGAGCTTTACGCTGAACAGAATTAGCGGCTACCAAAGCAGCCTGTGCCGTCTGATTGTCGGCTACAACCTGCTGACGGGATGCTGCGATATCAGCAATTTTCGCTGAGGTAGCCATGGTCAGCGCGCCGACATACCGCGCGCCCATTATGCCGGCAACAATCGTGAGCGTAGTGCTGAGGGCGTCAAGATTTTCACTGAGCGAGATGACTGAATCACTGAATATTTTGACGCCAGCTTTTACAGTGGCATTCTCACCAAAGAACTTCGTGATGTTGTTGTTGGCAATTTCAAGCGACTGGCTGATCGTGGCAGTTGTTTTAGCAAACTCTTGTCCAATTTTATCGCCCTGAGAGAGCAGGCCATTAACGATCACCTCAGTCGTTAACTTGCCTTCTGCAGCCATGTTCCTTAGCGCCCCAACACTGACATTCATAGAGTCAGCAAGAGCAATCATCAGCCGGTTACCCTGCTCATTCACAGAGTTAAATTCATCGCCCCTTAGGGCGCCAGATTCCAGGCCCTGGGCAAGCTGAATGATGGCGTTGCTCGCCTCCTCGGCTGTTGACCCTGAGACCACGAAACCCTGGTTAATAATGGTTGTCAGCCTGGTAATGTCCTCAATACTGACACCATAACTCCGTGTTGATCGCTCGAGACGTGCATAGAGCATGGCCGTAGCATCGAGACCTGAACGCGTCTTTTGAGAGATGTCAAAAACACGCTCTGTAACATCAGCAAGAGTCTCAAACGGCGGTACGGAATCCCTGACGGCGTTTGCCAGTTTATTGCTCAGGTCCTGCCATGCCTGGGCATATGCGCCAACCTGCTGGACAGAAAGAGCGGCTATGAGGGCTTTCGCGACGCCAGTTAAGTTGGACATTGTGCCCTCAATCGAAGACAGGGACCGCTCCGTGCGGTTTATGCCAGCCTCAAGCCGGCCCATGCTGCCATTCAATCCGTTCAGGGCGGCGTCGACATCCCTACGCCCCTGAAGCAGGCGAGCAGTATCCATATCCACTTCATAGACGATTGTTCCTGCGCTAACAGTGCCAGCCATTATTTATCTCCGGGCATAAAAAAACCCCGCCGCGGCGAGGTTTCGGGAATTGACGGTAATTTAAAAGCCTTGTATTGCGTTTATCGTTTGAGTCTGATTTGACTGCTGAATGATATTATCGGTTGTTTTCATTCTCACTTTGGCATCTTGTTGACCGGTTTGGATGTAGAGATCACAATCAGCCTGGCTAATTGATAAATTACCTCTTCGAGCAAACTCCGCCTGAATTTTTGGCATTATCTCAGTGTTTCCGTACCCCATAGCTTGCCCTTTAAGCGTGCATAACCCAACATCATCATAAGATGTCAATGGGCGATCCTGAGCGCAGCCAGTAAGCATTAACGCCATAAAGCCACCCATAATTAAAGTCTTCACTTTCCCTACTCCCATTAGTCTGCCCATCCTTCCGATTTCCTCTTCAATTCTAATTTACGAAGTGTATCAAAATCCTTTTTACGACGAAGAATGATTATGTATTGCCGATATCCGTGATGGCTTGGAGCAGTGAAGTATGGATCTGGGTGGGGCTTTTTTATGTGCTCACTGTAATCAGCTACGCGTTTGTTATGTGCAGACTTTAGCGCTTTAATCGCCAAAGGAGCGAGTGCTATCTGCTGCACACAAAGATTAACCGCCTTTTCTAGGTTGTTGCCTTTTTCTCGTAGTTTGTAGTGCTTTTTAATTTTATCCTGCAACTCGAAGTGTACTTTTAGAATCTGGTCATTACTGAGATGGCGTAGGCCATCAAGCCACTCATCTTCATTCATATCCCTATCCCCATTGGTAAAAACGAATATCCTACCCAGGAATAGCACAGGCGCAACGGCAAACGCTGATTTATTGATCTCAGGTGAGCAATCGGATGCTACCTTGATTTCGTCAAGCGGCGCGCCTTCTTCGCCAGATATTCATCAGCAACTGCGTCGTACTCGTCTTTCGTGAACCCTTTCTGATCTGGATATTTCGCGGCAATCAAAGTCTGAAACTCCGTCATCGATAGCTGCTCGGCTTCTACCCGGCTCATGCCGAAATGATTACGCGCTGCGCTTACATACTCAAAAGCATTGAATTCATTCGTCCGATCGCCACCCTCATGACGCTGAAGCTTGCGGACTTTCGCTTTTCCGATGATACCGTGCGTTATCAGCGACTGCGCAATCACCAGCATGTCGAATTCATCCATCGATCCACGGCGAATTTTAAACGTCTTTCCTGATGCTTTTGCTGGTCTAATCTCTCCGATTAACTGCGTCACATCATGGTCGCAACAAGCCGCCAGTACCGTCATGGCCGCCATAATTGCCTTCCTCCCGTAACTGGTCGATTTAATGTGCTGAATCAGCCACTCAGGAATCAGTCCATACGCCTCAAATGCTGATTGCAACACATTTGAAATCTCGTCGTGATGCAGTTCGTAGAACGCCTGCACAATCTCTTTCGGTTCGCCGATGCGCGTCATATTAATGAACGATGGGTGGAAGAAGTATTCTTTCTCACCGACACTGATAAGGCACTCGCCAATCTCTTTCATGGGGATCATAGCTAAATCCGGTAACAATCATTTTCGGGGCCACCAGGTGGAAGCCCCTGAAATGGCAATTACGAAGCGGTAACGGTTACTGCTGTAGTGCCAACCTTCCCGCCGTCCGTGGTTGTGAAGGTTGCGTTACCAGTGCCTGCAGCGACGCCTGTGATCAAGCCACTGGTGCTAATCGTGAACTTCGATGTGTCAGAAGATGCCCATACCCCGGTTTTATCGGTCGCGTCAGCAGGTGATACGGCCGCAGAAAGTTGCCGCGTCGCGCCAACAACAACTGATGTGGTAGCTGGCGTCAGCACAACGCCGGTTACAGGTACTTCGTTGTCGGTGTCTATGACCTGGATGGTATCTGCTGCCGCCACCTTGAACTCGGTGGAGAAAGTGATGATGTCGTTGGTACCGCCATCAGAACTTAATGCGTTAATAAGCATATAGCCGATGAAGGTGATCGGGCCGAATTCCATGCGTACCCATAGCGTTGGCTGGCGAACCGCCTGAATTTCGGTGTTGAAATATTTGATCAGGCGGCCTACACCGTACTGATCAAGCTTGTCATTACGGCGCACTTCACCTTCAAATGAAATAGTGAAATCTGCGTTAGTGACGATGTTTTCTACATAACCTTTGGTATCATCTGCGTCGCTGGTCACGCTGTTCGGCGAGAAGTCGAAGCCTTTACTGGTTCCGGCGGCCAGAGCTTTCCACTCAGATTCCGCTGGAACTGCATCGGCGCAACCATCAGCCACTTCGAGTACAATGGCTCTGCCGAAAAGTTTTGTATTGTCCGTAGGGCAATTTGCTGCCATGGGGAAATCCTCTCTGTAAATAAAAAAGGCCGCCGAATGGCAGCCTGCTGATTGTGCTTACTCCCCGTAGAGGCAAGCGAATTGAAGTCGGAAAACTATTCTTCCCTCTTCGGTTAATACAGGTGGCGGGATGCCCCCCATATTTTCGATATGGCCGACACAGCTATCGGTGATGGGGTTAGCCTGGACGTAGTCAACGATACGCTGCACAGCATCCACAGCAGCTTTTCGCTTATCTTTTGCACCAATGACATCCACGATAACGTGATACTCAGATCCGAGATCATTACGGATATTGGCCCCTCCATTTGGACGGAAAACCATCACCGCTTCTGCCAACTTCCCCGGGTCTTCATACATCAACTGCTGCACCGTAAATCCTGCTGTCAGCCCTGCTCCAACGAAGAGGTTACGCACCCGCTCATATATCATTGGCGTCATAACGAAAGCTCCTTAGCAACAACAGCATCGATGGCGCTGCGCTCCTCTTCAAAGCCAAGAGTAAGGAATTCTTTCTTGGCCGTGGAGCGCCGGAATCTCTGAGGGTTTGCAGGGTCGTGGACAAATACTGCGTAATTAGTTGAATAGCCAACTCTACCGGTCACAACGGCGCCGTTGGTGATGATTTCCCTGAATTGACTGTTCAGAAGAGCTGACGTGTCGATCGGGGTGTACAGTGCCGCCCGCGCACCGCCAATCAGCATTGCCGACTGCAGCGCCCTGATTACCTTCCGCACCTGGATGTCGTTAAGGATACGATTTATGTTGCGGACGGTGCTCTGGACGCCACGCACTTTGATTCCCATGGCTACACTCCCGTCAGGATGGCGAAATCGTCCGCCACCCGATCGAAAGTGTCGGCGTAGCGGATAACCTGCCGCACCTCGTCAGCGCCAGCGGCAACCGGGTCGGCGTCGGTAGACTCACCAATCAGCAGGTAATCACCAGCGTCAGCCAGCGCGTACTCCGTCCAGACGGTATTTTTCACGACAATTTCAGCGCCCAGGTTCCCGATGCGCTTTGACAGCCCTCCCTCATAATCGACCATGATGACTACCGGTGCGTCATAGCCGTTTATGGGGTCGCCGTTTTCGTCCCTGCCGCCTGCACCCTTGCGCCAGATGGTGGCCTTGGCGGTGTAACTCCAATTCGCGGTTGCCGACATCAGTCCTCCCTCCAGCGCAGCACCACCGCTCCAGTAGCTCGGATGCGCTCGCAGTTGATATGCCACTCGCCGTCCGATTTAACGTAGCCGGTAGTCTCCCGCCCGGTATCGGTCAGCACCCAGACGCGGGTGAATGAGCGCGGCAGCCGGACGCTTACGGGTGTCCACTTCATCCGCAGCCCCCGACGACCATGAACATGCCGACGCTGTTACCAGCGCTGATTGGCAGTTCCCCAGTGCAGCCGCTGGTATCGAGGCGGCCCAGTGAAGCGCGCAGCCAGGTGATGCTATCGTCGCCGTACTCAAACGAGCGTGACGCACCAGACGGCGCACCCTGCGATTTGATGCGGCGCGCGCCGGACGATGTCGCCATCAGTGCGGCGGCGTACATCAGGATCAGCTTTGCGGTGCAGTCGTCATACCCTGCCCCATCGAGGCACGGGATGATTTTGTTCACCACGCAGAGGATCGGCTCCAGCAGCGCCCCCGGGATGGAGTAACCCAATTCACCGAGGAACGCCTGCACGTCTGCCGCCGTGATTGGGTCAGCCATGGTTATTTCGCCTTCTTGGTTGCTTCTGCCAGTGCCGCCTCTGCTTCGTCAGCGCGCTTGGTCACCGCCGCGAGCTGCGCATCGAAAGCAGCCTTATCTTTCGCTGCCTGCTCGGTGAACTGGTCAACCTGCGCCAGCGCCTCATCGCGAGACTTGGTCACCTCCGAGAGCTGCGCCTGCAGATCACCGGATTGCTGAGTGGCCACAACCGCCGACTCGCCGAAGAGCTTCTCGCCCTTCTTCTTCTCGGTGTCCTTGGCCTTGCCGGATGCCTTCCAGCGCGCCGCCGTCGCGTCGTCAACTTCAACTACCGCACCAACCTCCAGTTTGCGGAGGTTGGCACCGGCGAAGACGTTACCTGCAGTGATTTCTACCAGTGCCATTCAATTTCTCCTTAGCTGCTCGCGAACAGCACGCCATGTTTGAGGTTGATATCTTGCTTAACCATAAGGCCCATAGCGCCCCAGGTGCGCCAGATGTAGTCGCTGTTGTAGAACTGACGTGGGTCAGCAACAGTACCTACGGCCTGGCCAGTAATAGGCGCAATGACACCAGCAGTCAGCGGCACCACCAGAATCTGGTTACCGGTGAGTTCGGCGTCTTCCTTCACTGCGGCAATACCGGACAGCTTCAGAATTTCCTGCAGAACCGTGCCGGACAGGTAGTTGTCGCTGTAGTAACGCTCCCAGTTGGACATGATCTGGCTGGACACATACCAGGTCTGCGGTGCGTACTGGTTATTGGTGATTTTGAGTGTGTCGCGCAGGGCAATGGCACCATTGCGGATCTGCTCGGAAGTAGCTGTTGAGCTGGTGAAGTCGATATTCAGGCCGGATGCGCCCAGGTCAACCATACCGACGCGGTTGTCGGCCTTCAGGCCTTTCCAGGTCTTACCGTCGAAGGTCACGAAGTTGCCTTCTGAATCGCGGAAACCGTTGAACATGTAGTCGACGATTTTGCGGCGCACGTCATCAACAGAGCCGCGCTGCGCATCAGCCAGGGATGCCAGTGCAGAACCTTTGTTGAAGATCGGGTCACGCCAATGGAACTTAAAGCCACTGTCGTGCACCGGCACCATCGTACCGTCGAAGCTGTAGGCGCGAGCATCCAGCGCCGCGCCGATCTGGCCAGACATGGAGGTATGCGCCCAGCCACGGCCGCCGGTGCGCGCATATTCATACACAGACTCTTCCAGGCGGACTGAGCGGGACAGCGGCATCAGGTCGTTGAACAGCGTGAACTCGGTGTTCGGTTCGAACTGCGCCAGCACGGTCTGATCGTAGGCGCGGTACATGCGGCGAATGTCGTCCACCGCGTTCACAGCGTCCAGATGTCCGTTTTCACCGAAGCGAGCACGTGCAATGAAGTCTGCGACAGACTGCGCACTCATGTTGCGCGCCATCTCCAGCTCGCGGAACTGCGCCTGGTTGACTTCGAGGTTACCGGTGCGTTCACCGATAGAGCGGGAAAATACAAGCATTCAGGTGCTCCTTACTTGATAACGACGCGCAGCAGATCGCCTGCAGCAACGGTGTACGCCGTGTCTTCTTCGACATATGCGCGGATGGACTCGCCAGAAGCGTGGGCTTTCACCTGGCCGTTTGCGATGGATAATGGTTGGCCTTTTTTGTACGTGCCGGCAGCGGCGCGCACGTTCAGGAACATGCCCTGCATCGGGTGGATGGCAACCACCAGCTCGTTGATTGGGATGGAGTCATCAACCGTCTGGCAGCGCAGATAATCGAAGTCAGCGACATAAAGAATCGCTTCTTCATCACCGTCTACTGATGCCGTAAATTTACCGGCAGAGAAGAAACCAACGGTACCTGGCTTAGTATCTGCCGCCGCCGCACCTTCACGGTTGAGTAGTGGATTAGGGAATACGCCACCGGCGTGGATTACGTGTTTTCCGTCTTTAGCCATTTTTTACTCCGGCATTTCGCTGACTGACTGGTTGTTGGTAGCCTGGCGGAATGCACCATTCAGGCCGGTTGAGGTCTGGCACTGAGCAAACAGCTCTTTCAGCGGTTCGCCGTCCAGCGCGTTCACCGCGAGATCGGTCATGCCAAACTTGGCTTTCACCGCAGCGCGCATATTGCCCTTCTCGGTTTCAGCGCTGGCGTTGATCTGGCTGTTCAGGGCTGTCACCTGTTCGGTAAGCACCTTGGCCCAGGCAGGCATCTCTTCGTTGTTGGTGGCCTGCTCTTTTTTCTTGGGCTTGCCGGTTGCCGGGTCGATTTCTTCGTCGCCATTTTTCTTGGCGGCGGCTTCGTCGGCCTTCATCTGGTTGTATGCGTCCATCAGCTCGGCGTCGGACTTGCCTTCGGTCGGCTTACCAGCGGCTTGCAGCGCATTGATAATCAGTTCTTTCATCGGATCGTTCTCTCCGTTGGTTTTAATCTCGTACTCAGTTGGTTTGCGCACGACTTCTACAGGCTCTCCGACGAATACGGCCTTACCGGCATCATCGATGAGGTACTTTTGCTTCAGGTATCTGGTGTCGTCCCGGTAGATGAAGCTGTCGGGCCACACTGTCTCCGGCCAGAGACACTTATCTTCGCCAGCACCCTCGCGCAGCTTGTCGCTGATGGCACGCTGGATATCGTCGAAGGAAAAATTGGAGGCGTTGGTGAAGAAGAAACGGGTTTTGTTGAGCATCCCTTCGCGGGTGCAGTCGGCGGCGTCGGCCAGGTTCGCCTGTTCGACCTCCTGCTCATCGCCTTCGGCATTCACGAAGATGCCCACACCATCATCCGGCGTTCCGGCACCAGGTTCATCGAGCAGCACCGCCACATGGTCGAACATCATGTTGGTGGCGATCTCGTTGTACTTTTTGCCCTTCGACTCGCCGTTGGCGGCAATGCCGGAATACAGCAGTCCGGTGGATATGTGGATCGGGTCGGAGTTGGTGCCGGCCAGCATCTCGTCGAGGCGGTTAATCAGGCGCTTGCCCTTCTCGCTGGATTCGGCGTACTGGCGGTTAACGTACATATCCCCCGTCACCTTCCCGTCTTTGTGGCTGACGTTCTGCAGCCAGGCCCCGACGTGGTACTCGTTTACCGCCTGGACATCACGCGCCGAAACATGCTTGCCATCCACCTTCGGGTGGCCCAGCGGCATCGGGTTACGCTCGAGCGTGTTGTAGGCCTTTTCGATTTCAGCTGCCGGGTACAACTTCCGGTTCATCACGATATCGTCCACGACAGGCGTAATGCCGCGAACCACGATATGTGGCTTGCCGTTGACGGTTTCGGTGGTGATGTTTGAAGCGGAGTTGACGACGGTCAGCACGTTAACGCGGTTGCGTTTCATGCTGGGTCCTCGTTATTGGATAGTTTTGTGTAACGCTCTGACGATAGCTTTTACTTGGCGCACGTTGCCGCGGCCTTGTGACTTGATGACCTTGCGATCGCCGACTTGCTTCATCATCGCTTCGACGCCGCCGATCTTAACGTGCGTGCATGAGATATCGCCAAGTCGCTTTGATTCGAAATAAACGCCGCTCATATGGGCCTCATTGGTGGATTTCAGGCAATAAAAAACCCGCCTGAGCGGGTTTGTTGGTCAATCGTCTCTATGCCGTCTTTGTCTTTCATGGCATCGCTCTCCTGTTGCATAAAAGAGCATTTCGTTCGCCTGTTTGAATGCGCGTTCTTCCGCATTTTCTGGGTAATCTAGGTCTAACGAGTCGATAATATCTGAAGACAATTTAATGCATTCAACCTTACCTGTAGTGGAACCAGTAACCGTGACGTTTTCCTTTGTCTTTATAGTGCAAACAACCCGGTAAGTCTTGTACAAAGGATTTGCAAGCTCCTCCTTCCATTCAAACGATATATTTACAATTTCCATTTTCTCGCCTTTTTGTTGTGTATCCGGTTCATTCAGCGAGCCATTTTTTACGTTCTTTTGCAAGCTTATTAGCCAGTCCCTCATTGAATATGCTGCCGTCGTCGCTGAGCAGCACCGGGATCTGGCTGCAGTAGCAGTTGTATCGGTTCCCGTTCACGGCGTAGAAGTCGCGCACCTCTTCGGTGGTGTAGACCCTGCCGTGACGGCTGGCGTGCCAACTGCGCGTCGTTGGCTTGAGCGCTGAAAGCCACAGAAGACCGGTATTCAGCCCCAGCCGGTCAGCGGCCCAGTCCGTTTCGTTCCACTGCGCCTGCCGCAGCGCGCCGACCTGTTCGGTCTGAGCAATGGCCTTGGCACGGCTCATCGACACATCGAGGCGTTTACTGATTACGCTGGCCGTTTCCCGCGGGTTAACCCCGCGCGCCACCGCATCGGTGATGATGCCTGTCAGGTCTGCCCGGGCGGCATCGCTGATCGCCTTCCAGTCGCTGAACGTTGTCAGCCTGGCGGAAGCGATCTGGTTTTGATAACCGGGGCTGCTTAAAAGCTGCTGTAGCGTCGTCTGGCTGGCGTATACCTGCGACTGTTGCGAGAGGTTGTTGAATGCCTCCAGCGTGCCGCGCTGCGCCTCAGCGATGACGTAATCCTTCGCCCACTGGTTCTGTTCGCCGCCCTCCAGCAGGAACTGGTCAAGGATGCCCTGCACCGCTTCGAGAAGCTCCGCCAGCTCCTGCGGGGTCATATCGTAGATGAACTTCCCGGCGTTGACCCGGTAGAGTCTCGGATCCTCGCCGTTGACGTGACACAGGAAGTGCCAGCCGTGGCTGTTAACCTCTCGCTCCCGCCCGGTCAGGCGCTGGTCGAACAGGGCCTTAATGGCGCGCTTGATGCCGAGATATCGCTCCTCGATATCCCGGAACATCGCGGTGACCTGCTTTGCCGATCGGGTCGGGTCAACCTTACTCCGCGGAACTACCGGCGTCCCCACCTTTGTCTTTTGTTCCGGCGTCATCGGAAAGAGGATCATTGGTCGTTACCTTTTTGCCAGGGTCTGGAGGCTTAACATCTTCACGTGGCTCAAGCTCTCCGGCTTCTCGCACTTCGTTCTCATCAACAGCTGGAGTGCCGTAGGCCTGCTGAGTATCCTTAGCGACTGCAGCCATTTCCTTCATGTTGGCAATCTTCTCTTTCTCGCTTGGAGCAAGAAGATCAGACCAGGTTAACGTGATTTCGCCCGACTTCGGCGGCTCGATAACTTCCACAGTCCAAAGGCGCTCGATGACTGCGCTGGCGCGGTCAGTCTGGAATCCGTTTCGGCGGCCATTGCAGCGCTTGGCAAAGTCGTTTTTGTCCTGATCTGACGCAAGTCTTCCTGTCTGCTGACCAAACAGGATGGTAAATGGCATCTGAACTGAAGAGGAAAACTGGTTCGCTGACACTGTCCACGTTGGGCCCGGGTCGGCAGCGGCGACAGAGAGGACTTTCGCCTCGCCGTCCTGAGTAACCAGAGCGGAATCTGTACCTGAGTTAAGTTTCTGGATGGCGGCGTTTAGCGCCTCAGCCAGCCCTGAATATCCGGCTTTCTTGGCATCCTCCATGATTTTTTCAATCTTGGTGTCTTTCGACATATTAATGCCGAGCTGCCTGCTGGCATTTTTCAGGAATCCTTCAGCGCTGCCGCCGGAGGTTTTAGCCATGTCCAGCAGGTCGTTATAGCCTGCACGCAAGAAAGGGATGCCTGCCAGCGAGGATTCATCTTCTGATCCCTCGCAAAACATGATGATACGTTCAGGGTGGATTTTGATGGAGCGCATCGGGCCGACAATATTGCCGCTATCGCCGACGGGCTGCTCCTGGAAATAATAGAACTTCGGCATGGCGTAATCAGGAGACTTCTGATCCTGCTCCAGTTCCCCCGGCTTAACCTGCGATTCCCATGCAGGAATCATCTTCACCAGGCCGCGCTCACGGGAATTACGCATTACTTCACGATTTACTGGCTCATACCATTCCCGGCTGTCTGCAAACTGCAGGATGAGAGCGGAATAGTGCCCGACAAGATTACGTCGATCTGCATCTTTCACTTTTGCCCAGTACTTCTTCATGAGCTTGGTGACTTTCTTTTCCCAGGGTGTGGTCTTTTTGGCCTTTTTGGTTTCGTCGCCATCCACGATTACCGGGCTATCAGACCAACATGCATCCAGCAGTTTATGAACCGCACCGAACGCAGCGCCATTGCGCTCATACATGTTATAGAAGTGGTCAAAGTCGAGACGCTCAGGGTAGCCAAATTCACACCACAGATGGTGCCGCTTGGTGTTACCTGATTTGTTGAAGCCAGCCGCATAAAGCTGACGTGATCTCGAGATCTCGTTGAGGCTGTTCACAATGAGCCCAGCGAGGACTTGCATTTCTGTATCGTTACTCACTGAGTTGTCCTTATGTGAAGAATATCGCCCCTGATCGGCGAGGAGAGTGCAGTACGCGGTAGCGGGTGGCATCCCAGTCGTGGTCTTCCTGCTGGGTGTCTACGTCATCAGGGTTCTTGCTGTCTCGAACCAGAACGGGGATGCGGCTAATCCAGCCACGGCAATGCTCGAAAACATAAAATGCAGGCTTCTCAGGCATTCCTGATTCCAGCTTTTTACCTTCAACCACTGCCTCAAGCATGTCAGCGAAAACCGAAGCTCCGTTTACTCGCGAGCCGGGCTTTTTATTGGCTTCAAGCCATTCCACACCCTGATTTTCCATTTTCTGGCCAATAGATAATTCATCGTCACCGGTGTTGAAAATGGCGCTATCCGCCGGACCCGGGATAACTTCCGAGCATATCCCCGGCACTATGTTCAGCTGCCCCTGAGTGACGCCGTCGAGCTGGATCTCTTCCGGCTCGTCGACATCATCGCCTGTCAGCCGCTTATCAATCCACGCCACGCCCTTAGCGACGTTGGTAGACGACATATTCAGGCCTTTGTTCAGCTCGTCAGGCGGGCAGCCATACCACTCGCCAATCAGGATCAGAGACCCGGCAGGCGGGCAGAACTGGCGACCATCTGGCAGCTCGGCGGCAGTGCCATCAGCCTGTGCCCACCACAGGTTAGAGAACGGCTTCGACTCACCCCAGTCATGAGAGCGGTCAACGGTCCAGCTATCCGGTATGCGGAACGGCTTGATGACGTGCAGCGCTTCATTCCAAAGATGGTCAAAGCGCCCGCCGCTGGTCACATCCCATGAGCCATCAACCCACGCCTTGCGCCGGTTGGGGTCTTTGATGGCCATCAGGGTCGCGATGTACTGCGGGTCGAGGTATGGGTTCTCTTTGAACGATCCGTGGATGGCCACGCGGGTCAGCGTGATTTCCTCTTCGCGCTCAGTCTGGGGGTTGAATACCATTTGTCTGTCGCGCTGGACGGTCCCGCGAGGCGCTGGCTCAATGAAGCGCTTCTTAACCCAGGTGTGGCCGATGCCAAACGGGTTGGTCGTGCTGAACGTCTCCAGCGGGATCGGCCTCAGTAACTTGCCATTATCCAGCGGGTAGTTTTCCGGCCGGAAAGATGAGCGTCGGCAGGAGAACATCATTTCGTAGAACTCAGGAGACTGCTGTTTCGTCAGCTCGTTAAAGCCAATGAAGGGGAATTCCTGCCCATGGAAATCCCAGTAGTCGTCAGCCTCTTTGCCGAAGCGAAAGAGAAGCTCCTCCCCTGTCGGCCACACCCAGCGCAATTCACTCGCAGATGACAGGTATCGAGCGCCATCGTTGAACAGGCGAAACATACGCTTCGACTGGGTGATGATGTCGGCAAGGTTCTTATATTCGGTGTCGAAGATGACGCCGCGCCAGAATGAGCCGTAGCCTACGCCGACATTGCGTCGGAACCTGGCTAACTGCGCGGCAGTTTTACCCGGGCCGCGAGTGCCCTCGAAAAGAATTTCGTTACACGGGCAGCTCAGCGCCAGAGACTGAGATCCGGGCAGTGGCTTCCATACAGCTTTGTAATTCATCCACCGAGAACCCCGTCCTGTTGTTTCTGCGCCGCCGCTTCCCAGTCATCCACGTTGTCGCTGGTTGGTACCAGCATGACGTTGTGCGTGACCTCTTTCGCTTCAGCCTTGTTCTCGATGCTGTACGCCTCACGCTCGAGTCCGATCAGTGTCTTAAGACTGTCGCTCAGGTCTTTCATGGATTTAACGCGGGAAGGCAGGCTGATTATCTTGTGGTACAGATCGTTGAGTTTATCCATACCCTTGTCATCTTCACGGCGCATCATCTCACCGAGCTGCTCAAGCGCGGCCACGTCGCCACACTCTCCAGCCAACTCATCGAATAGCGTGTTGGTCAGTTCGCGAGCCCGGCGGATATCACCACGATGCTCCATTCGAACAGTGGCGATTACCTCTGCCGTCGCCTCGATTAGTTGCCGCTCTGAAATAGTGCTTTCGGTGGCAACCTGCCTGGCAACCTCACGTTTGGCAACCAGCGCATCTGCCTTTGCCTGGACTTTGGCTTTTAGATCTCGCTCCCATCCATCCTTTTTGGCTCTCTTGCTGATGGCCTGGTGAGAGATGCCATATTTTCCGGCTAACTCCCTTACCGATAGCACTCCAGCCCGGTAAGCCGATTCGATAGCCTCCCAGTCCGGTTTTGCCATAGGGATTCCTTGTTATATATTAAGGCCATACTAAACACATGGAGATGTACTATGGCGCTTAAAGTGTTCAGAAGTGATCGTCTGCAGGATAGCGAAAAGGCCTATCGGGAATGGCTTCGTGATAACCCGGATGGATTTGTAGTTAACGCTCTAAAATCTGCCAGTGGAAAGAACACCAAGAGCGACGAGACTGCCACTTGTATTCACTATGCAACATGCAAATGTATTAACCCATTGCTGAGTCAGGTAGATAAAACAGGGTTTACTACTGGACGATATCAAAAGCTTTGTGCCACCAGCTTCGAAATGGCAGAAAAAGAAGCCAAAAGGACCACTGGACTTTTGGTCGTTAATAAATGCGGTACTTGTAAAATTGCCTAGCCATTACGATGGGTCTGCCCATGGCGATGGCAATAAAAAACCGCCCGGAGGCGGCAGTGTTTTCAGCATTCCAATCGATAATGCAGTCAGTCTTTATCTCGTGCAAACCCGAACAGTAAGGCCACAAGAGGAACTAGCGCCCAAGTAATGTTGGGAAACCAAAACTGTATGAATGAGCCTATCGTGATGAGTAAATAGGCTAATCCCATTTTCTTTCCGTACCAAGACATGGGCATCGTCACCTCACTTGTAAACACCCTCAACTCTGGCCTTAGAGATATAGGCCAGATTTGTATTTCCACCACTCCTCATGCTCTGAAGCCGTGGTTTAATTTTTACAAATCCTTCAAGCACCGCGATCACCGCGCCTGCGGTTACTGTCTCAAGAACATGTGGAGTACTAAAAGCGCCCAAAATTGTCGCGATACCAGCTCGCATATCTGATAAATCGAATTCAGGGGAGATATCAAGATCAAACTTAATAGGACTGCGCCACCCTTCAGTATTTAATTTTTCTAAGTCAGTGATTGCCTTACTCAGCTTCGAGAATGTTTTGGCTGCCTGTAGCGAGGGATCTCCTGAATTGATAATTTCGAAGTACAACTCATCACAATAAGCGTGCAAGGCCTGAAGTTCATCAGCTCTTCGATATTTAAATTCTAATATATCGTGCAGATTTACATCAGCACCCGGTACAGGCAAAAGATTCTCAAGTTCTAATCTGACGGTTTCTTTGGAGACAGACTGATCCGCGAGTAGGAGGGGGTTATCACCTGTTTGGTGAATGCTCCAGGCTGTCTTCTTATCGACTTTCCTTAAATGATCGGTAAGTTGAGTTTGAGTTAACAAATGAATTCTGGGGAAATCCTCTACAGCCATGCCCGAGCCAAAGTTAATCATAGGCCTGGTTAGCAAGCCGGCATCCTCAAAAATGCTCTCATTTGGCAGTTGCGTTCCAAAAAAGAGATTTTTAGGAACTGATATTTTATCCCAGTACAGCGCAAAGTAATTAAGCTGCAATGCCGAAAGTGCATCACCCGTTATAAAGCCTTGCTCACATTGCTGGACCTCGAAAGGTAATGCGACAACACCTCTTTCCATGCGAACCTCAGAATTATCTCATCTAAGTTCGGAAATTAGCATCCCAGATGTTGCAGCACAATATCCTCAGATTACCCATGCCATTTTTTGAGGGCGTTAGCCGTCAGAATTTTTATCAAATAAAAGCAACGCCTCTTCAGACTCCTTAATGGCTTTGGTCGTTCTCGCCACCAGACCATGCTCGGTCGTCACGCGACTTAACTGGTTAACGAAGATCTGATACTTCAGAGGATCGTCGCCAACAAACTTGATAGCGTCCGCTGCTGCAGCGGTGTCATAATTCAAAGTAGCCAGCAGGTCTAAGCGGATTTGTTGGGCAGGTGTGACAGTGTTTTCGCTCATTGCGTTACCTTCTCGTATTGTTCTGGCAGTTCGCCTGCCATGATTTGTTATGCGCCAGGATGTCGCGCTTCGTCTGGCGATCCATCACCTCGATATCGTGCTCAGTGAGGCGAATGACGTTGACCCAGTCGCAGCCGGTGTCGATTACCTCAACCTTTGCGGGTCCAGTTTGCGCGCAGCTCACGATCGACATCATCATCAGGCATATGGTTAACAGTCTGCTGAACATTGCTGGCCTCCATGGTAACTTCGACGCGGCGCTCTGCGGCTGCTTTGGTGGCAGCGGCGTTCTCGTCGGTACGTTTCTTTTCTGCCTCTGCTTCGGCCTTTTCCCGTCCACGCATACCGCCAATGCCAAATGCGGCCAGTACCAGCATGATGGCTAGTCCGATCCCGGCAAGGATGGCTTTCAGTCTGGTCATAGGCTCACGCGCTCCCGCATCCAGCCATAGGCGAATGACTCGTTAGCTGGACGCTGCTCTGCCAGTTCGAGATATCGCTGCCCCTGGCTGCAGTTCAGTGCGCGGAGCAATACGGTTTCTCCTTCACTACCGCGCTTCGCCAGGAAGGACTTCAACGCGCTGATGCTGCGAGGGCCAATCTGACCGTCGGCGATCAGGTCGGGATAGAGCTGCTGCTGGTTGTTGAATACGTTCAGCCAGCGCTGGAACCACTTCACCTGTACCGATGGCCCCATATTCACGCCGGTATCGCAGAGTTCGGCGGCGATGACCGGGGAAACAGTTGCAACCTGGTCGAAGCGTGGACCGTACCAGTAATCAGCCTCGAGAATGTCGAGGGCCTGCTCGCGGGTCAGGTTGCGCATGTCGCCGTTATATCCATGGGCACGGGCAGTCGCCTGAGTGATACCCCAGTTCGTCGGGCCGCCTTTATCGTTCGGGTGATTAACGTAACCTCCCTCTTTTCCGAGGATGGCATTGAAGATGTCGTCTTTGGTCATTGCCCGGCCTTCTGGAATACTTTTGCGAGATTGCCGCGGGAGCGCCACACGGCGATGCAGATAGCGATGTTCAGCATCAGCTCGCCAGGGTCAACCTGCAGGTACTTGCCGTAGAGAATGCGGAATGCCGTAAAGCCGGCGGCGAGGATCATCATGTACGCCATCCACGCCACGGCAGGACGGTGTCGCTTTCCGCTCTTACTGAAGAACAACAGCCTGATGGCGATAAGCGCGCAGATAATGGCGTTTACATCAAGAACGATGGTTTGCCATGTCATTTACCTTCCTCCTCCAGTCCCGGCATTTTCCCCCGTTTTGATTTGGCGAGGATGCGTAACAGGACTGCGACAGAGATGGAAGCGGAAACCAGCGCGCCAATATTCGGGGATACCTCGATACTCACCGGAGGCTGCAACAGGCCAAGGGCGGTGTTAATCACCCCGGCCAGTATCTTCGCCATCGGTACCGAGAAGAATACCCCGCCGACAAAGCTGATGACGGCGAACAGGAACTGCTTCCACAGTTGGTGTGGATCGGATGTCAGAACGTACATTGCTGCGCCAGCCAGCGCGCACAGCATTACGCCGGGCGTTGCCTCGGGGAACAGAGATGCGAACGTCACTCCGATTGTTGCGGACGTTACACCGCCAGCAATGGTTAGAGGTTCAGACATAGGTGGTCCATGTGTAGAGGTCGGGCTCTCGGGGTGAATTAACGACAAAACGAGTTGATGATGATCCCCGGAGCCCTGAATAAAAAAGGCGGGTTCTGGTCCGCCAAGATGAGGGTATTACTTGAGCCGTAGCTCTTATGGTCCCAGGTAGGGGTATTTGGGCAATAAAAAGCCACCGGAGTTAACCAGTGGCTTTCGTGGAGTGCAGGGAAACCGCAACTCTTTTGCGTGAGAACTTTGCAGACCTCTCAGCCTGCGATGGTTGGAGTTCCAGGCCTAAGCCGAAGTGACCAACTAGACGGAATCGATGGCAAGAGCCGCCTCTTTTATCTCACCACCCCGCTCTTTCGCCTTTGACGTCCGAGCATATACTGAATTATGCACTTTCATTTCGCCAAATCAACACTTTCAGATAAAAATTTTCTAATTAAGCGGCCTGAAGTTCGTTTTCTTTCTCCATCTCACGTTGTAAGGCATAAAAGAGTTCTGATTCAAAAACCTTCTCGCACCACACGACACGGCGGCGGCACTGCTGCACATCCACGCCGGTTACTCTGCTCATTGCCTGAGCGATATGATGAGTGCAGTTGCGCTCACAATAACGTTTAATTGCATAATCGCGGACTGGGCTTTCCCGGTGGAACAGCTTAACCATCACCTTTTCTACGAACGCGGCATCATCTGATTCTTTGGCGAGAGCGATGATGTTGCTGGCTGATGACTGAGGGATAACCAGTTCGCGAGCTTTTTTATAAAGCGCCTCACCCCTCAGCGCGCCTCCTTCATCGCTATAAAGCCAATTCACCATCCTCTCGATGTGCCCGCCCATATCAGGGCTCCATTGGCTGCGGATCATCAGGCGACCAATCACGTTAATGGCACCGGCCGGTGAATCATCGCCACGGTTAATGCGGCCCCACACAGTCAGCATGTACTGCACCCATGCCCGCTGCTTAGTGGTAATGGTCTTCTTGGGATGCTTCCAGACACGACGGAAGTGAGCGTCATCGACAAAGTTGACCATGGAGTAAATTGGTGTGAGCTTTCTCATGCTGCTTCCTTCTGAGGTTGTTTGTTCTGGCTGTGCTTTGCTACTGGCGGCATCTTGGCGCGCATGACGCTTTCGGCCTGGTATCTGGCTATCTGGTCGCGGGTCATTGTTGCCGCCTTAATGCTGACTCGAGGTCAGATTGCGGAATTGCTAGGAGCGCCCTTCGCTGATCGGCTGTGATATTACGCATGCCCATAAAGACAACGCCTGACGGGGTCTTTACTGCGGCAACGTGCTTTGAGCGGTACCAGTTCAATAATGCGAGGGTGTTATGGGTGCTCATGCTGCCTCCCGGATCAGCTCGTAGTCATTCAGATACAGGCCACCGAAGCTATACAGGATGCCGTCACGGATGTTTTCGAGCGTCGCGTAAGGGAAGTAGTTGAGATAGAACTCTGCGGCTCTGTCAGCTGCGCACAGAAGCTCTGAGCAATGATTAACTCGCATGACGAACAGCACGTCCTGGAAGATCGCTGCCGTTTCACATGGGTAATGGATTTTGTTCATGCTGCGATCTCCTGCTGTTTCAGTTCTTTGAGTTTCGCGCGGTACTCATCTCGGATCCGGATGTAGTCGTCGCGTTTCCATTTCGGTATTTCGTGCGGCCCCATCAGGGCATCAAAGCGGGCTTGGCCGATCTTGGCGATAAGCGCTGGCTGATAGGCGATCAGGTTGCCTGAAAGGTGGTTATTACAGGGGGCGCACTGTCGATGACAGTTGTCTTCATTGAAGCGCAGTTCTGGGTTAGCTCCGGTAGTGCGGAAGTGGCCGGCGTGATACTGGCCATAGTGATAACGACCGCAGCTGATGCATGGCTGATGCCGATCCCGGTACCGGATAAACTCGTTGAAGGCTTGCTGCGCCTGCTTTGCGAAGTAACTCAGCGGCTTAACATCAAGGCGTTTTTTGGCCTGCCGATCCCTACTCTCTTTCTCGGCCTGATGCTTCTCCCTGATGCGCTTGGCCTCGGCCTTAATTTTCTCTTTGGTGCGCTTTTCCATTGCGAGGATGGCTCCATGCTCAGGGCAGCACCAACGAATGCGGATGTCGCTGAACTGAGGCACAAACCACTCGTTGCATACCTTGCACTTGCGGCGGGATGGCTTATGCATGGGAAGCCCTCCAGTCCTGAGCCCACACTATGCGCTTATTGGACGCCTCAGAGAATTTGACTCCCTGCTGAGTTCCGAACCAGTAAATGGCCTCAATGACATCTACCAGATAGGCCTTGCTGGATTTGGATGTGCGGACGCCGAAATATACGCGGCCGCCGTTGATGCCGGGCGCTGATTTCTGTTCCTCGTCTTTGGTCTGATTAACCAAAACAGTGATGATGTCTTTCCATTCCTCCCGGGCATACTTCTCCCCATACCAGACAGCCTGATCGGAGAGGTCCTTGAGTAGCGGCCACATGAGGCGGTTTTGTTTGTCTGTACGGGTTTCTTCGCGCGCTTCGATAACCATCGGAGCTCGGGGATTTACTGGAAGTGACTGGATATAGGCAACGACGTTGCGTTTAACTCTGTCGTTAACGAGGCAGTATTGCTGCTTCATACGCCACCCCCGAGAGGTAACGCAGAATGCAGAAAATCGCCGGTGCATTTCTGCATCGGTGACAGGTGAAGATGTTCAGATTGTGGTCGCATATAACGTCCCCATTATATGCGCAGGGGACACCGGGTGTTCAGGCCGGTGCGTTGTTATTATCGCTCAGTGATATTGAATTATCAACGCGAGAAAAAGGCCTCCGAAGGGGCCCTGGCTGTCGATATGGGGATTCCCATATCGCTTGTATGGCAGATTAAGCAGCCTGCTCCCGTTGCCCATACAGTCCCGGAGGTTTGCACGCACCAGCGACTCGGCGAACGGCGGCGAGGTAGCATGCTCAATAGCCCCCCAAAAAGCAGACATAAAAAAACCCGCCGAAGCGGGTTCCGTGGGAATTAATATGAGGTTACTTGCCGGGTACAAGATGCCAGATAGCTTCAAGTATCAGTTTTAATCTGTCACCGAGCAACCAAACAGCAAACGTACCAAGCACACCAAGAACAGCCAGTACACTAAGAGCTTTATTTTTCAGCCCAGAAATCGATTTATCCAGGGTATCAAGCTTATCAACCTAAATCTGAAGTAGTTTATCGATTCTCTCCAGCGAATCAGTCGTTCTGGCGGACTCCGTTTTCCCACAAACCCGACATTTTTATTGCAATCGTCGCCAACAGAATCACTCCGTAAAAACGGGCATTCGACCTGACCATCAAAGCTTTGGATGCTTGGCCACAACGACCTATAAAGCTAGTTTATTCAGATAGTTGAATACCACTTTTTGGCCTTGTTTTGTGTAGTGGTTCTGATCTGTCAACATACCGTCAACCCCCCCATTTTCTTCAATCATAACTTTGATATCTAGCGAGCATCGTGTCACTGGAAAGCTTGATTCGTCAGCATTATTAAAACAATGCTGACGAATCAAATCAAAGATATGTACCCGTTCATTAGACATTCCCCACCCTCCCTCTTTCAGTTCGATGAATGGGATATGTGGCACATAGATAAAGTTAACGGCTTTAGCCACTTCAGAGGATAACACTGAGTTTATAACGACCTGTTCGAAGTCATTAAGTACTCTTAAAAATTCCTCATCAGTATAGTTCCCACCTGTTTGGTTAAATGGGGAACTCCTTATTCTATCGAGATTCATTATATGCCCCCATAGAATTTCATTATTAATTGGCACTTTAATATAACGAGTGGTTGGTAACTCTACGGCAACATTAAGCACTTCAGAATTAACATTATTATGGAACTCCGCCATCCCGCTATCAATAGAATCCCCAACTCTTAACTGTGGGTAGTTACCATATTGATTCTGTTGTTCGAACCTAACGAAAATATCCTTATGTTCGTTTGGAATTAAACCAACCCCAAATAAATGCTTTATTTTTTGAATATGTTCATCAGGGTAATGGGTAAACCACAGATCATTTTTGTTTAAAACAATAACATTATCACCAATTTCAGTTGCAATTATATTTACAACCCGACAAGAACCAAGAACTATGTATTTTTTAATCATATAGAAATCAATCCAAATTAATAATGATCTTCACAACCCCAACAAAAAATCGAGGATTAAGGCTTCCACCCTTGCCCACAATTACCTGTTTCATGCAGCCATCAATGGCCGCACTCAGAGCAAATATAGTAGTTCTCTTCTGTGCCTCTCCCATGAAACCCAAATAAGGTAACTCCTTATCAGGAGTTCATGCAAGTTTACGGAGCTGTTCTGCGTCAACGTGGCTGTTTTTACAAATTTCACAAGTCATAACCCCCTCCATACAGGAAAGGAACCAAAAGCTTATCATGCACCGGCTTGGGCATTCTGCTACACATCACCCATTTTGTACAGGATGATTCGGCAACGGCATCTAGTGGGTTACCGCGGGCTCGCCTGTCACATTTACAGTGTTTCGCCCCACCCTGAAGGTGCTCCCCGTATAAACGGCATCTTTAATCAGTGGCGTCAAGGTGGTGCCGTCAAAGTCGATGAATACCAGAACTGACTGCACGGTCTCCGGCAATCGCTCGTTGCACTCAATCCATTCTGAGCGATAACCAGCCCTGCCTGCATCATCCTGTATGTTACCTTCATTGGTGAGGGTACCATTGCTTGATTGTTGGTTGACTGGTGCTTGATTAAGCATGGCGGCGCGGCACTGGTTGAATCCATGCGCCCAGGCTAACGCCACTTCCATGTTGTCTTCAGTGATTTCCTCTGGCACATCTTCCCAGCATACTTCAGCTGGCACTACCACAGCTGGCTACGGTAACTGTGGTGCTGCGTCCCGGAACCGCTGAAGCTCCGCCCGATCGTTGCTAACGAACGCTGGAGGTAGACCTAGCGGTGGTCTCCACAGTTGCCCTCCCGACCATGAGAACCCATGACTTTCGAGGGTCGCCACTGCCGCTTTTTCTTTCGGCTCCTGCTCCATCCCGGCAAGCAGCTGGCGGGCCATTACGATAACAATCTCTGGCGGCACTGATTCGGCAAATTCACGATTGCTGATTACTTCGCTCAGATACTGCTTGCTCGGGTATTGTTTGGTCACGCTGTAACTCCTTCCTGATATTGCTCGAACCAGAACACCACCGGATCGGATTTCATCTCAACCAATCCCATGCGGACCAATGCCTTCCCCTTCCCGGAGCGCAGGAACTCTCTACGGCCGTCGTCGATAATTCGTCGGTAATCATCCAGACTATTGCAGTGCTTATGCAGATTGCATGGATGGCAGGCTGGCACCATGTTGGCGATGTCGTCGCGCTCCTGGTGAAGCATCTGCCCATCAAAGCGAATCACCGGCTTAACGTGGTCGGCGTGCCATTTCTCTCCCAGTTCGCAGCCACAGTAGGCGCAACGGCCACCGAATTTCATGCGCAGTTCCGCGCGCTGTTTTTTCGTCAGAACCATATCCCTACTCCCCCACCTTAGTGATGATTCCAGCGGCTACCAGTTCTGCGGTGTTGGCATCCTGGATATCAGCGAGAACTAAGCGACCATCACACAGAGCCGCGATGATTTCCTGATACTCCCAGCCGTAGCACATGCTTTCGACATAGACGCGAAGTGGCGGATAGTCATGCTGTTTGCGGCGGATAAACGCCTCTGCGGCTTCACGGGTAAGGTGAGCGTTGACGTGCTGCCATTCTTTGCGGGTTCCACTTACGGTGTGATTGTCGAGGTCAGCAAGGAGCAGCCACTGCTCATCCTCTTCGCATTCCAGAAAATCGCTTTCCCAAATATCCTGGGCCATGCCGTTCAATTCATCCCGCTCATCTTCGTCGGCGTCATCCCAATACTCCTGAGGGGATTCCCACTCGCAGTCATCGCAATGAACAACCCTGGCTTCGCAGTACTCGTCAGCCAGGCCGTAAATCGTCGCCTGCTTCTGCACCATGAAGATGGGATCAGCTGTGATGTGGCGGTTAACGCCCTCACCGCGATGGTGATACTTCAAACGCTCGATGAAATCTGCGAATGTTTCCGGCGTCAGTTTTGCGCCGTCTGCGATTGACTTGCTCATACTTCTGCTCTCCCGCCCCTGACTGATGCCAGGCACTGATTGAATAGGTTGTTAAGAGGGTTAGGCGTGCTCATGCTGGCGCCCTTCCCCACACCATCAGAACGCGCTTCATAGCCTCGCTCTGGCGGCACTCCTGGAAAATGACGTTCTCAGACTTGCAGCGCAGAGTGGGTCTCTTCACCTGTTTAGCCAGCGAGTAAACGCGGCCACCTTTCGCGCCACGGTGTTTCAGCTCGCCAGTCTTAACCAGCACCGTTATCGCGGTTGATATCCGTCTGTACTCGACACCCAGGCCCTGAGCAATCTCCATAGCGCCACGCGGTTGACCGTCAGCCAGCAGGTCGATGATACGTGCCGGATAGGTCGTGTTGTTTTCACGGCGGGTTTGCTGGCAGGTCAGAGCGCCTTTCAGCGCCCGGGCTCGCATCAGGTCAGTGCCAATCGTCACTCTCCACGCTTCGTAGGTTTCCCGGTTCTTGAAGTATCCGTAGCCGGCCACGCCGATAATCAGCCCAATCTCTTTCAGTGCCAGCACTTCCCGGTCTACGGCCTTTCCAGCGATTCCGACCATACGAACCAGGTCGGCGCGCTTAACAGGCTCGTTAGCCCAGATGTGATCGACGATGCGTTGTTTTAAATTGTCCATTTGCTCACCTGACAAGGCCTGCGGCCTTTCCTCTCAGATACTCTTCCCATAACCATTGCGCTGGAGTTAGCGCGCCAAGCGATGCCGCGTTAGGCATGCAGCCAAAGCTTTTACCTTCCGGGTGATATCCAGCACGTCGACTTTCATGGCTGGTTGGGATCACCTCTTCGCGATACTCAAGCGCAACTACCGGTGCGGGGATCTGCTCACCACTGGCAACCTTCAGGGCCCACTCTTCGAGCTTCCTGGCCGCGTACTTTTCCGTTTCGACCTCGCTAAGTTGCCGCTGGTACATGGCCCGGCGGGTGTCGGTCACTACCCAGTACATGACCGGGTGTGTCCATGGGAAGTTTTCCGCGCCGCCCACATGTACGCCCTTCTCGCGGCTGTAGCGGTGAAACTCGTTCATCACATCCACGATGCTCACGCCGAGCACGGAGTTGCTGTCTTTGCACCACTTGATGAACTGCCCCGGCGACGGCCAGAACGGAGTGGCACTTGCTCTGGCATGGCGAACGCCTGCCGATAACTGCTCTCTGGTTCGAATTCCGTTCTCAGAGAATGCTGCGATCCATTGGCGCTTTGCCGTCTTCTCGTCAGCATCTGTCTTCAGGTTGGTTTGTGAAGATGCCGGGAAGATCTGCTTCAGCTGCCGAAACAGCGAGTCGACCAGGTTCTCAGCTTCGATGTTGATAACGTTTTTTGGGTCGTAACTACCAGACATGCGGGCCAGCGCCTCGCCGTCACGGTTCTGAATTGCTGCCATCAGTTGCATTGTCACAGGAAATCCTCCCAGCCTTCACGGCTATTCCAGTGCGGGGTTTCTGGCTCACTGCGGCTGCGCTTTGATGCCAGGGGGTTAACGCGGGCGTTTCGGATCCAGACACGGAACGCTGAATTCCAGTCAATCAGGGTTGTGCCTCGCGCTGTGTGGTAGTCACGGAAGTTCAGCAGCTCAGTTTCGATGCTGACCCCTTTCTCGGCAGCCATGGCGATATGCTCTGCAGAGGGCTTGAATTGAGCTGGAAATTGGATCCCGGTGCCAGTTGGCAGGCCCATTCTTGCTTTCGCTGCATCGCTTACAAAACCATCGCACCCAGAGAGAGAGTTAGGTTCTTTGACTGGTTCAAAAGAGTGACTGATTCCGGGTGAATCTCCTTCACTACCCCCTAGTGAATCTGCCGCACCCCCTAGTGAATCTGCCGCACCATCAAGATTGAGGATGTAGACATTGCTGGAATTTCCTTTTGGCCCCTTCCTCGTCTCCTTTTTGAGCAACCTGCAGTCGCAGAGGGCTTCGATATGAGTCATTACTGTTCGGCGGCTGATTTCACACTGATCAGCTATGTATTGGTATGACGGCCAGCACTCACCTGCGTCGCTGGCGTTGTCAGCTAACTTCAGGAGAACAAGCTTGCGCAATGGGTTCCCTACTTTCATCCCCATCACTCTGACCATTAATGACATGCTCACTTGTTGTCCTCCTGAGGATTTACATATTTGAAATTGCCCGGCATAATTACTCCCGTTACTTGGCGTAACACAGTGTTGAGAAGGCCTTTGAAGTTACCGCTTCAAGGGCTTTCGCTTTTTTGGTAGGACCCATTACATAACCCCCAGCATTGAAGTGACCATCGTCATCAGCGGGCCTACCTGGTCCGGCATGAGGCGGAACAGTGCGGCTATACCCTCGCTTACCTCTTTCAGCTTCTGATGCTCTGGTGCGTCGAGCATGACGGCCTGCTTCGCTTCCGACACTTCCTTCTCAGCCTCAGCCAGCCTGACCAGTTTGCAGTCAGCGCCAATCAGCTTTGTGCGGTACTCAATCGGCAGAACGGCCATGATTGCCGGTGTCAGCTGGCGCACGTTCTCGCGGTATTGCTCTGAGTCGAACCGGTTATCGAGGAAGCGGAACAGCTTCTGGCGCTGCCTGCTTACATCCTTCGGGAAAGTGATATCCACCCCGCCCTGCTCCCGGTACTCATTGACGATCAGCATCGTCACCACGTCCTGACCCTGAGAAGCTGCCCATGAGCGGATCGCATTGCGGATCGCGTCGTGGTTATCTTCCTGTTTTTGCTGAGCGTGATTTATCATCACGCCCGGTGAAAATCCGATACTCTGTTGATAAGTAAGTGAGTGCATATACGTTCCATTTGTTTGAAATAGTTGATGTTTATTGGTGTTTTTTATCGTGCACCATTGACAGTCAACCTTGACCACGCCGGGCACCCGACCATATACCGGGCCGTTCGGTTAATGCTTTGGGTATTAAGCTGCTGACTGCTCGACCTTCGGGAAGAGAGTCGGCAGGTCTGGGCGAATCTGGTGAGCCTTAATTGCCCCACCAGTGGCGCTTACAATGCTCCCAACGTGCTCAGGGGAGACCTTTGCTTTGTTGTGCAGCCACTTGTAAACGGCCTGCTGTGATACTTCGCAGGCATCGCCCAGTTTTTTCTGAGAACCAACGATACTGATCGCGGTTTTAATTACTGGGTTCATAACAACCTCCGTAGTGAATATGAAAGAAGAATAAAACCATGGTTGTATTTAGTCAACAACCATTTTCGTTTGATGGATTAAAACCACGGTTGTACATTTGAGATTATGAAAACGACACTCGCTGAAAGACTTAAAGAAGCGCGATCTGCGCGAGGGCTTACTCAAAAGGCTCTCGGGGATCTGGTTGGGGTTAGCCAGGCAGCCATTCAGAAGATTGAAACTGGCAAGGCCAATCAGACTACCAAGCTTGTAGATATTGCTAACGCACTGGGGGTAATGCCTGACTGGCTTAGCTCAGGCGAAGGATCTATGCATAACGGCGCAAAGTACCCAGTGGCCGCTTTAACTGCACATCCGGCCTCTGACGTTTTCCGCGTCGACGTTCTCGACCTGACTGTTAGTGCGGGGCCAGGCTCTTTCATGATTTCGGAATTTGTAGAAGTTCTGCACGCCATTGAGTTCACTACTGAGCACGCGCGATCGCTATTTGGAAATCGCACTCAGCATGATGTGAAGGTGATGACTGTTGATGGCGATAGCATGTGCCCGACAATACAATCTGGCGATCGCCTATTCTTCGACGTTTCAGTGAGGAACTTCAAAGTCGACGGGGTGTATGCGTTTGTCTTCGGGCAACACTTCCATGTTAAGCGCCTGCAAATGCAGGGTCTGCAGCTGGCTGTACTTTCCGATAACCCGGCGTACAAAGACTGGTATGTGACAGAAGAGAATCAGGACCAGCTGTACATTATGGGTAAGGCGCTGATCCATGAGTCCATTGCTTACAATAAGCTTTGACATCTGGGACTTCGGCAAGGTGTTCTGGTCGGCGCATAGCTGGTAATTATAGGGATAGCCATACACTTCGACCACCACTTAAATTACTTATTATTCATAGGGATAAGATGAAAAATGAACTAATGCCCCACCAAGAGGAAATGGCATTATTTCCAGTAAAAGAGGTGGAGGTGAATGGCGTTCAAATGGGCGTCCTTAATGATGGAACGCCATTCCTTAGCCTTCGAGGATTGGCACGCCTCTGCGGCGTTGACCATACCACCCTCCTCCCGCTAACTACCAACTGGATTACGGAAAGACACAAGCCAAGGGGAAAAAGGATCGCCGAGCTTCTTGTTGCTAACGGGTTTGAAGGTAATGAGCTTTACTCCGTAGTGAGCGCCGGCGCATTCGGTGACAGTCATGCATATCCTGATGCGGTCTGCATGTCTATTCTTGAATATTATGCTTTTGATGCCTCTCAGGTTGATAGCTCAACAGCTAGAAAAAATTATCGCCTACTGGCAAGGCAAACACTCAAAGAATATATTTATCGCAGCGTTGGCATTGATCCAAGGAATCCAATTACTGGCGCCTGGAAATGCTTTCAAGAGAGGATTTTGCTAAACGATAAAATCCCGGCAGGATTCTTTAGTGTTTTCCGGGAAATGGTTGATATTACAGTACCATTAATTAACGCCGGATTTGAGTTGGGACCAAAAACTGTTCCAGACATTAGCGTTGGAACCAGGTGGTCAAGCCACTGGAAGCGTAACAAGTTAAGTGAAAAATACGGTGATATACAGAAACATCCGCACGTATATCCAGACTGGTTTCCACAGAGCAAGGCTGGCAACCTCCCGGCAAACATCTATCCGGAAGAGGCTTTAGGTGAGTTCCGCAGATGGTTCAGGGAAGAATACGTCCCCAAAGGATTTAAAGAATATCTTGCCGATAAGGTACAACAAAAAGTTATCGAAAACGCTAAGGCGATTGAAGTATTAGAAAATCTTCAAAGGCCAGAGCTGCCAAACAAAAAGCATTAATTAATGCCCGGCCACCGTGCCGGGTTTTTTTATTGCCCACCCATAAAGCTATCCCCCATTCTGCCGATAACTATCCAGCCTGAAGCTGATAACAATAACTATCGCAACACTACCTGCCCGCCCGTGCGGGCTTTTTTATTGCCCCTTCCTCACCAGCTCCGCAGCATCCCTGTTAGCCCCCTTCCCTATCACATTGCCGGTTTCATGCCGGGTATGCTCCAGCCTCTCCACCAGGTTATCCCTGCTGATCGGGGTGCCGCTTGCTATCAAATCCACCACCGCCAGCCCCAAGGCGTTGAGAATCAGGCCAGCATTATCTTCGTTGATGTTCATGGCTCACCTCTTCTGATGTTTTTTTAAACATACCACCACTGAAATCAAAAATAAATTCCGTTTCAAAACAACCAAATAAAACCAATACGCCAATAAATACAACCATTGTTGTTGACGATAAAACAACTATGGTTTTTAATAAGCCCATCGAAACAACACAGCGTTTCGGTCAGTCGAACGGCGCGACAGTAAACCATGCGTCGGGAGCGCGGCGGGTTCAGGATGAACGGCAATGCTGCTCACAAGCGAATTACAGATCGCTTTTACGAGAGCGATGCGTAATTCAAACCTGATAGTGAGGTGGCCCATGAAGAACAGCATCAAGTGCCCGGTATGCGGTAGAGACTTCGATCCACGCACACCGGTCTGCCACATCAGCAAGTATCACCAGTCAGCGAAGAACTGCGAGCTGGAGAAGATACGCGATGCACGGCGCAAGCATTACGCACAGAACGAATCGAGCGGGTCGAGTGGCCTGCGGTGAATAAACAAAGGGGTGGTGAGTGATCGAGCAACTTAAATTTTACATGACTCAGGCATCACTTGAGCTAATTGAAGACCGCCGCGAATACATTGACCGGGTAATCGTCTCCAAGCTAAAGCGAGGAATAGAAGAGCAAAAACTATGGTCTTCAGATATGAGGGCTGAGCCGGACTCAATAGAGCTGATTGCCGCTTATGAGGATGGGCTCAAATTTTTCACAAAGCTAGGTTTTAGCGGGTAACTACAGAGGGTAAGGGTATGGAAGTTGAATGGCAGAAAACATCGGATATACCGGATATCAAGCGAGGCGGTGACATTAAGGTGTGGGGGCTGGTAGATATTTATCGCTATCAATTCAAGTGGGGCGCAGCTGGAGCGGATGGCAAGGCGACCAGAACCGCAATCCTGGAGAGTGTTGATCGTCGCGTTGTAGAACTCAGATTTGCAAACACTGCGGCCACTGAAGCTGAGCTCTCATATTTTCATGACGAAGGGCAGTGGCCTGATGAATCACCAGGGTGGCTTGATGACTGGCTGACTGAAGATGCTGAATTCGTGGGCACTCACGGATTTTATAACGAATACCCTGAAGAAGGCCGCATGTACTGGGAGCATTTTGAAAAGAACGATGCTGGCCAACTGCAAATAACCAATCGCTGGAATGAAACAGAAGTTCCAGACCGAATTCTCCTGGCATGGGCCAAATTTGAGCGCCCTCCAGCACCAGAAAACCTTCCATGGCTTTCTAACTAACCCGCTCCGGCGGGTTTTTTATTGCCTCATACCCTGACCCATTCACTGAGTGGATCACGTTATGAGACGGCGGCCATCTACCGCCACCCATTTTTTAATTGCGCATCCAGGCGCAGGGGTTTTTTAACGTTCAGCGGCGCGGCTTAAGCGCGGAGATGATTATGAGCAAATTACGAGTTTGGCACATCCCACAAGTACCAATGAAGGCATTCACCGTTGAAGTACAGAGCGTGGAAGAAGGCGTCCGCCTGATGGATGCCCTGGCTGATTACGACATTTTCCAGTACGAAAACAACATCAAGCCTGATTACTGCAACGCAAATGGCTTGCAGATTTGGGATGAAATCCTGACCGATGAAGAAATGGCTGATATGGAGCTCACCGACCGCTGGGTTGACTGGTACAGCGAGTATTACGACGACCCTCGTGAATATCTGGAAAGCCTGAAACAAGGTGAGCCGTCATGACAGTCACCCACAACGGCAAGCAGTACACCGTAACCAAACTCGCAAATGGCTATATGTGGCAGCTCGCAGAGATTGGCACCCCACGCCATAAGCTGACATTCAGCCGAGACCAGATGATTAACGCCGGGCTGGGTCATGTTGTTTCATCCTGCATCGTCGATACCAGAATCCTTCGTGCGGCATTAAGCAAGAAAGCTATTGCTCGCTACCTGGGCGATACCGTGATGCTCCAGCAGGCAATTGAAGCCCAGCGTGAGGCGCTTGGCGTGATGATTAACCGTAACTCATTCGAAGTGAGGGCGTGATGGAAATGCGATGGATTAAGTGCAGCGAACGGATGCCAGAGACAATGGTTAGTGTTTTGGCTACTGGAGATTGGTTCGACTATGCAGTTACCGCCTGGAGTGGAAAGGAGTGGCTTGATTTTGATGACTATGAGCCGCCAGTAACGCACTGGATGCCACTTCCACCTCCGCCAACCGAGTAATCCCCCCCACCCCATTTCACATCTGGCAGCCAATCGGTGCCGGGTGACGCAAATATTCAGGAGTAACCATGAACATCACATGCGAATGCGCAGAGGTGCGCACGTCTGTAGGTCAGCACAACACCATCAGGCTTGAGCTTGAAGATGTAGTATTAGCCGGCACCGTCGACACCAGAGAGGTGCTTAACCAACTGGATGGCGTTGTCATCATCCAATGGCTGGCTGATCAGGGCTACACCATCATCCAGCAGGAGCGTGCAGCATGAGTGCTATGGAACGCTGGGATGACGATGCTTTCGTCAGGCTGATGCGTGACGTGATCCCCGATGCGCCGGATGACGATGACGATCCGGTTAACCTTGCTGCAGAACGCCAGAACCCGGTTATCAGCATGGAAGAGTTTGCAGGTAATTTTAACTAAGAGAGACCATCATGAAATTCGAAAAAGCCATGAGAAAGAAAGCCAGGCTACGGCTGGCACTTACCGGGCCAAGCGGTTCAGGAAAGACCTACAGCGCGTTGCTGGTCGCCAAAGGTATCGGCGGCAAGGTCGCTTTCATCGACACCGAAAAGGGCAGCGCGTCGCTTTATTCAGATATCGCTGACTTTGACGTGCTTGAACTGGATCCCCCATTCTCTCCCGAGCGATTTATTGAGGCGATTAAGTCAGCTGAGGATGCCGGGTACGAAACGCTGATCCTCGACAGTATCACCCACGAATGGGGCGGAGTCGGCGGATGTCTGGAACTGGTCGACACCATCGCCAAGGCAAAATACCGCGGCAACAGTTGGTCAGCATGGAGCGAGATTAACCCGCGGCACCGCCTGTTCCTCGACGCAATTTTGCGTTCGCCTATGCACATCATCGCAACCATGCGCAGCAAGACTGAAACGGCCCAGGTGGAAGAGAACGGCCGCAAGAAGGTCGCCAAGCTTGGCATGAAGTCTGAACAGCGCGACGGCGTCGAATATGAGTTCACTACGGTGCTGGACATCTCCCACGAAACACACCATGCGATCGCCAGTAAAGACCGTACAAAGCTGTTCTCTAACTCCGACCCGGTGATCCTCAGCGAAGACACCGGTAAGCGCCTGCTGGAATGGCTTGAATCCGGCGTTAACCAGCACGAAGAAAATCTCAAACAGTTCGTTGCTGATGCGAAAGTTGCCGCAGATATGGAAGCACTCAAGCCGCTATTCGAAGAAGCATGGCGAACACTGCGCGGCACCGAATATCAGGCAAAAGCGAAAGATGTCTATGACATCAGGAAATCAGAACTCGAACAGGCAGGAGCAGCAACATGAGCAGCAGAGGCGTAATTGACCTTTACGCCTCTGGCATGAGTATTCCTCAGGTTTCTTCAATAACCGGGTTGGCTAAGTCTACCGTTAGGCACCAGTGCAAAAAAGCTGGAGTATTGAGAAGCAGAGCCGATGGGGTCAGGAAGGCCGCAGAAGACGGAAGGCTTGGGCAAGGTAAGGGCAAGAAGCGCCATTTCAGTGACGAATGGAAGAGGAACATCAGCGCCGCAAAGCTCAAACGCGCTGATGAGAATGCCAGGGGGTTTCGAATCAATAGTGCTGGGTATAAGGAGTTTACCCGAGGAGAGCATAAGGGTCGCACTGAACACGTCATCATCATGGAATCAATGATCGGCAGGCGAATAAAACGAAACGAGCACGTTCACCACAAAGACCGCAACAAACTGAATAACCATCCTTCAAACCTTCAACTTCTTACTATATCTGAGCACGCATCCCTACATCGAAAAGAGGATGCTGAGGCAGGAATTATCCGCAGGAGAAATAAAAATGGGACGTGGTGTTAATCGCGTAATTATCGTTGGCCGATTGGGTCAGGATCCGGAGGTGCGCTATGCGCCTTCGGGTGCTGCATTCGCAAACCTCACGGTAGCCACGTCGGAGCAATGGCGCGACAAACAGACCGGGGAGCAGAAAGAGCTTACGGAATGGCACCGTGTCGTCCTGAGCGGGAAACTGGCGGAGGTCGCCGGTGAGTATCTCCGCAAGGGTTATGAGGTGTACCTGGAGGGAAAGCTTCAGACTCGCAAATGGACTGATCAATCAGGCGTGGAGAAGTACACCACAGAGATTCTGGTCGGCGTCGGTGGCACCATGCAGATGATTGGCGGACGACAGGATGGAGGCGCCCAGCAGAGCGGTGGGCAGCAGCAGAGTGCCGGATGGGGTAAGCCTCAGATGCCTCAAGGTGGTTCGCAGTCTCGGCAGCAGCCTTCCACGCCATCGAAACAAAATGAGCCGCCGACCGACTTCGACGACGATATCCCTTTTTAACCAGGGCCGGGCTGATGATTATCGTCGTCACCACCACGGAGAAGAACGAAAAGACCGGTCAGATGGAGCTACTCGCATCTCATGGCGTTGAAGAGTCCACTGGCCGGCAAGTAGTCCTCCCGGCCGAACACCCGAAGGACATCGGCGCCCATTACAGCGACGAACTTCAGTCCTGGGTAATCCACCCCTAGTTACACCTCCCTATTTCACCTCACGGAGGCGGGTTAACCACACCCGCAATTCGCTATGCATCACATATCTGGCAGACGCCACTACTCGAAAGAGACGCTTGTCCGGCTGCTGAGCAAGGACAGCAAAAACTTCATCGCTACCTACTGGAGCGGCGTTAACCCTGGCGACGGATGTTTCAACGCCGGAGTTAGCCTGGTCACTCACGAAGCGTACTACGCGGGCTGGGGCGGCTCTCTGGAAGAGAAAAGCCAGTACATCACTGCAGCTGAGCTGGAGATGGTGAAGGAGATGTGTGATGCGACGCCGTGGGGTCAGGAGTTCGGCGGGAAATGCCTGGGGGGAATGGAATACAGACTTAAACCCGAAATGAGGGTGAAGCAATGAAACAGTGGTCACGAGAAGAACTGGCTTTGCTGTGGCGCTACAACAATAACCAGGTCGCAGCAATGACCGGGCGCAGCATCAAAGAGGTGGGGGATCGTCGCCTGCAGGCAAATCTGGAGCGCAACGGGTGGGATAAGAAAGACCCCGAGGCGGTGACTAAGTGGGAGGCGGCATGACCTATCAGCTGCACGTAGGGCGCTGCGAAGAAGTGCTCAAGTCCATGCCGGACAACTCAGTGGATGCGATCGTAACAGACCCGCCCTATGGCCTGTCATTCCAGAACCATAAATGGGACTACGACGTACCCACGGTTGAACAGTGGCAGGAGTGCTTGCGGGTGCTTAAGCCGGGCGGCCATTTGCTGGCGTTCGGCGGATCACGAACCTATCACCGCCTTGTTGTAAATGCAGAGGATGCCGGTTTCGAGATCCGCGATCAAATCCTCTGGATTTACGGCAGCGGCTTCCCGAAATCACACAACCTCGATGGAGAGTTTGACGGTTGGGGTACCGCCCTTAAGCCCGCCCATGAGCCGATAGTTATGGCTCGCAAGCCATTTAAGCAGACCGTGTCCGCCAACATGTCCGAACACGGTACCGGAGCAATCAATATCGACGCCTGCCGGATACCTACAGAAGAGTCACTGAGCGGTGGCTCTGGCGGCCTGCTTTTGCATCAGCGTGACGGTACCGACCCGGTGGGAGATTACGAACAGGCGCCAGAAGGCCGCTGGCCGGCAAACATCATTCACGACGGCAGCGACGAGGTGATCGCCTGCTTCCCTGCCAATGCTGGCGCAGCAGCACCAGTAACCGGAAACGAACCGTCTGCAGCTTCAACCGGTCAGGTGCTTGGATTGCGAAAGCGTGTCGCCACCGTCCACCACGGTGACAAGGGCAGCGCGGCGCGATTCTTCTACTGCGCCAAGGTCAAACCGAAAGAGCGCGATGAAGGCCTCGAGCGATTCATTGCAACATCAGCCAGCGATATGACCGGCGGCCGAAAAGAGGGAAGCGTGGGAATTAACGACCCGCGCGCCGGGGCCGGGCGTACGAATGGCGCGAAGAACAATCACCCCACCGTCAAGCCGATCGCCCTGATGAGTTACCTCTGCAGGTTGATTACTCCGCTTGGGGGTACCGTGCTGGACCCGTGGATGGGTAGCGGAAGTACCGGCCGGGCAGCCATCGAAGAAGGATTCAACTTCATCGGCATCGACCTGAATCCGGACTACGTGACGATCGCATCAGCGAGAATCGCCCACTCATTTAAGAAATCGACGGAGGCAGCATGACAGCACAAATCACCGGGTCGCTAATGCGGCCATTTTTATTGCTGGCGTTTGCCGTCAGCCGCATCAATGAACAGTTCAGGGAGCACTGATCATGAGCAAGTACGCAAAATTAGACCACTTCATTCTCGATAAAATCGGCGACCGGGCAATGATGTTCTCGGCAATATTCACCAATGATGTGCAGCAGGAATGCAGAGCTATAGCTGAGGCTGAAGGAAAGCATGTTTTCGACTCATTCCGTATTCTCGACCGCCGCCTTCAGGCGCTACGCAAACTCGGTGTGATCCGCAACGTAACCGGTAAGGGGTGGGTGAAGTCATGACTGAAATCATCGACCAAGCCAGCGCTCTCGAAACGATGATGCGCGAACAAGCAATACAGGCTCACAGGATTAACCGAGATGCGGTATCGGCAACGCACTGTAGCGATTGCGGCGAGGATATCCCGCAGTTGCGCCGGGTGAATGCGCCGGGATGCCAGCGCTGCGCCAGTTGCCAGCAGGATAGTGAGCTTCGCCAGAAGCAAGGGAGGGGATGATGGATTACAGCAAGTTGAGTGACTTTGAGATTAACTGCGAAGTTTCAAAATTAACAAGAGACAATGCAAATAACCCTGATTCTGGTTATTTGGTCATCAATGACTACTGCAATAACCCTGCGGACGCATGGCCGATTATCTCGGAAAACAGAATCACTATTGAATACGATGCCGAACATCAATGTGATGTTCCTGTTGAGTGGGTTACAGCTTACGGAATCGACGGGCTAAAAGTGCACCTTGTGGCTCATCAGCCATGCGATAAAGCCCTGCGTTCGGCAATGATCGTCTTCCTGATGATGCAGGAGTCAGCCAATGTTCAAGCTAATCCAGCGCGGCCAGATATTCGCTGACCAGCATAACTGGCCCGTAATTATTCATTCCACCACATCAGAAGTGGTCCGCTACTGGCGACAGGACCGGGTAAACACCGCGTCAATCGACAGATTTAACCAAGACTTTGAACCGCTCGACCATTGGTAGGCGGAGCAGATCCGCGCCGAACTGGAGACGAGCGAGCACATTAAACGCCTGCGCGCTATGCGTGCGGTATGAGGAGAGATTATGTCAGATTTGGCAATGAAGGTTTTGCAGTGGCAGGCGACAGGCAATGTCGGTGTGAGTAGTGCGACGATGGCGTCCATTGCTTTGGGTTTGGATAAGCCATTTTACGGGGGCCATTTCGGCGCGCCGCACGACCCATCCGATATGTTGCGCTGCATGAAGTTACTGGAAGCCATCCCGGAGATTCGCGATCACTTCCCGGCCATCGCCAAACGAGTGCCAACCTTCAAGGGGATCATTGAGCAGTGGGACGCACTGGTCGAGGTAATGAACCGTGAATGCGTTGGTGAAAGATGGCGCGCGCCAGATGCATACAAACTGATTCAAAAGCTGAGGGGTGATGACGAGCCTCGCCTAACAATCAGATTCGAATGACGCAACTGATAGCCAGTTATGAGCTGGCTATTGGGTGCGAATGCACTGCCACGTAATTGTTTTGCCCACTTCGGTGGGCTTCTTTTTTTGCCTGGAGAAAAGCATGAGCGAAGTAATCATGATGGTGTCACCCGGGAAGTGGGTATCTGAGGATCAGCTGATCGCCCTCAAAGGCATCAAAAAGGGAACGCTGAAGAAGGCGCGGGAGAAGACTTTTCTGGAGGGGAAGGAATACAAACACGTCTCTTTTGACTGTAGTCCGTGGGATAACAGCCCTTGTTTTTACAACCTGGATGAGATCGACCGCTGGATTGATCGTCAGGCCTCAGCGAAACCGCGGCGACAATCTGCTTAAATACTCTGACCATCAACCAACGAGGAATCGTTATGAAATACCCAACAGGAGTGGAAAACCACGGCGGCACGCTAAGGCTGTGGTTCATCTACAAAGGGGTCAGAGTGCGTGAAAGCCTGGGGGTGGCGGACACCCCCAAAAACAGAAAGGTGGCAGGAGAGCTTCGGACAGCCATCTGTTACGCAGTAAAGACGGGAACTTTCAATTACGCAGCACAGTTTCCCTCCTCTCAGAACCTCTCCCGCTTTGGCGAGGCCAGCCAGGATCTGACGATCAGCGAACTGGCGAACAAGTATCTCTCACTTAAAGAAACTGACGTCGCCGAAACGTCAATGAACACCTATCGCACCGTGATTAAAAACGCGCTGAGTATTGTTGGTAGCAATACCCTGGCGTCCTCAATCAACAAAGAAAGGTTGCTTGAAGTGAGAAAAGAACTGCTGACCGGGTATCAACTACCCAAAGGACAATATACCGTCTCCGAGCCTGGTCGCTCAGCGGTCACCGTCAACAACTACATGACCAACCTGTACGCTATCTTCCAGTTCGGTGTTGAGAACGGCTACCTGCAGGATAATCCGTTCAAGGGTATCTCCCCGCTCAGGGAGTCACGTGTCGTACCCGACCCGCTGTCTCGGGAAGAGTTCATCCGTCTGATTGAAGCGTGTCGCAGCCAGCAGACCAGAAACCTGTGGTCGCTATCCGTATACACCGGGATCCGTCCGGGCGAGCTTTGCGCACTGGCCTGGGAAGATATCGACCTGAAGGCCGGAACCATGATGATCCGCCGCAACTTCGCGAAGGGCATCTTTAGTGTTCCTAAAACTCAGGCAGGCACAAACCGAATTATTCACCTGATTGCTCCGGCTATCGAGGCGCTGAAAAGCCAGATGGAACTTACCCGTCTTGGCAAAGAGCATATGCTGAAAGTCCACTTGCGAGAATACGGCCGGACGGATATGCAGAAGTGCACGTTTGTTTTTCTGCCATCGATAACAGCAAGGTCAAACCGTCATGGCGATCACTTCACCGTTGATTCAGTCAGGCAGACCTGGGATACGGCAGTCAAGCGTGCCGGGATACGCCATCGGAAGTCATATCAGTCCCGCCATACTTATGCATGCTGGTCACTGACCTCTGGTGCCAACCCATCGTTCATTGCAAACCAGATGGGTCACGCTGATGCTCAGATGGTTTTTCAGGTGTACGGGAAATGGATGTCGGAAAATAACGATGCTCAGGTGGCTCTGTTGAACTCAAAATTAGGAGACTTTGCCCCACAGATGCCCCATACAATTTTGAAGGCTGTATAA